TACCTTTAATACAAACAATACACTTAACATCTATGAGAACGTACAACCTGGTCGTACAATTCAAGTTTGGTATACCGCCACGCCAAACACTCTTGATGCCAACACAGATGATTTTGCTGACGTATCTGGTCTACCAGATTCTTGTAAGGATGTTGTTGTCCTCGGCGCATCATACAAACTACTGTCTTATCTTGACGCTGGACGAATCAATCTCTCTAGTGCTGAAGCAGATCTAAACGATAGTAAGTTGCCATCATCTGCCGGTGCTGCCGCATCTCGTTACATCTTTGCGCTATATCAACAGCGTCTTAATGAAGAAGCTCTGAAGTTGTCCGACAAGTATCCAATCCGTATTCACTACACCCGCTAGGTAAGGAAAGCCAATGACTCGTAAGTACTCGTCCATCAGCGTTGAAACAACGCTGGCTTCGGCGATCTCTAACAGCGCAACTACTATGACAGTTGCCGCTGGTACAGGTTCTGCCCTAATGGGAGGTGTGACTCTCGCTGCTGGAAACGTAGATATCTTTACAGTGGCCTTAGATGTAGATACACAGAACGAAGAAATCGTCTATATCACGCAAGTATCTAGTGATACCTTTACTATCGTACGTGGTCAAGCAGGTACCTCTGCTATCTCACATACTGGTGGTGCAACGGTCAAGCACGTACTTACAAGTGCTGACTTAACCTTTTATACAACAGGAGTTGCCACAGCAGATGCAGCAATTCCTAATGCAATCGTTACAGCCAAGGGCGACATCATTGCAGCAAGTGCAAGTGCGGTACCAGATAACCTAGCGGTTGGAACTAACGGACAGGTCCTAACTGCAGATTCAACTGCAACGCTGGGAGTTAAGTGGGCAACACCAACAGATGTCAACCTAACCTTTAACGCTAAGACTGCTAACTACACACTGATAGCAAGTGATGTTAACAAGCTGGTTACTATGAGCGATGCTGGAACACTGACACTGACAGTGCCTAACGGTGTCTTTACCGTAGGCCAGCAGATTAACGTACAACGCCTTGGCGCTGGAGCAGTCCAGATTAGAAACGATGGAACTACTGTTCTGACATCTACTGGTGCTACATCTACCGCCCCTGATCTACGTGCTCAGTACAGCGCCTGCACAATTATCTGCACATCTAGCAATAACTTCACAGTGATTGGGGATCTATCCTAATGCCAACATATAAAGTCTTAGCGCAATCTGCGCCAACGGCTGCAACTGCAACCACGCTCTACACTGCAACTAACGCAACGATTGTTTCAACACTCAATGCTTCAAACATTGGTGGCACACAGGACACAATCCGTATAGCGGTGCGCCCAGCAGGTGCAACCCTTGCTAACCAGCACTACATCGCATATGGAGTGCCACTTGCAGCAGGTGCAGTCTTCTCACTACAAGGTGGTATTACCTTGGCTAACACAGATGTTATTACCGTGTACTCAACTACAGGTAATACATCCTTTAGTGCATTTGGATCGGAAGGTAACTAATGAGCGTCTCAATTATTGGCGGTAGTGTTAGCCCATCAACGGCTTTAGCACTAAACACACAGACTGGAACTACCTATACATTTGTATTAACAGATTCCAATAACACTTTAGTCACAGCAAGCAACGCATCTGCTCAGACATACACAATCCCGCCTAACTCATCTGTTGCCTATCCAATCGGTAGCCAAATCAACATCATTCAAATTGGCGCAGGACAGGTAAGTTTTGCTCAAGGATCTGGCGTAACCATTGCATCTAACGGTGGCACTGCAACTGCTCCTAAGTTGCGTGTTCAGTATTCATCAGCATCTGCCATCAAGGTTGGTACAGATTCTTGGTATGTAGTAGGTGATATAGCGTGAGTCCAATTCTTGGTATTTTTGCATCTGCTCAGCAAGGTGCATTAGCAGTTGGTGATTTTGAGTCTATTGCTACTGTAAATGCCAGTGGTTCAACTGGAGTAGTAACATTTTCTAGTATTCCTAGCACATACCAGCACTTACAGGTTCGCTTTATTGGTCGCTCTGCTTCTGATACAGAAGTAAAGATTACCTGTAACTCTGATACTGGTTCTAATTATGCTCGCCACTTTTTATATGGTGATGGTTCAACTGCTGGTGCTAGTGCCAACACATCTCAATCAAATATGAGAATTGCTTACACAACAAATAGCGGAAATACTGCTAACGTTTATGCAGTAAATGTTATTGATATTTTGGATTATGCTAACACCAATAAGTATAAAACTTTTAGGTCTATGACTGGAGTTGATGTAAACGGTTCAGGTGGATACGTTCAATTATCATCTGGGTTATGGCAATCAACTACAGCAATAAGTTCTTTAACACTTACTTTAACAGATAACTACACTTCTTTATCTACGTTCGCACTCTACGGTTTGAAAGGGTAACAAATGCCAAAAACATACGAACCGATTGCTACTACCACTTTAGGCTCAGCAACAGCAACAGTCACGTTTTCTAGCATCCCATCTACCTATACTGATTTAATAATCATCGCCTTAGCGCAAACTCAATATAATGGTAATTATTTGGGCATTCAATTTAATGGCGATACTGGTAACAATTACAGTAGAACTAGACTTTCAGGAAATGGCACATCCGCTTCATCTGAAAGAGATAGTAGCCAGCCACGCATTAATCTTTACGCTCAACCAACAAGTAATTTTGCTGTCAATATAATTCATATAATGAATTATGCCAATACCACAACATATAAAACAGTATTAGCAAGAACAGACCAAGCATCTCTGAGCACTAATGCTTACGCTGGTTTATGGCGAAGCACCGCTGCAATTAACTCAATTACTTTGAGAGAAGATAATCTTCAGTCAGGCTCAACCTTTACCCTCTACGGGATTAAATCAGCGTGATGACTACTTGTATTGAATCTAAGAAAGGCGTAACCACAAACGGTTATAGCAGATTACGTCTTGGTAAGACTCGTATCCAAGCACATCGTTGGGCGTACGAGTTGCTTAATGGTTCTATTCCAGAAGGTAAAGTAGTAGACCATCTATGCAGTAATCGTGCCTGTATAGCACCTGACCATCTTCGCGTTATTACACAGCAAGAAAACATTATGGCTGGTAAACACAACATAGATAACCGCAGTCACTGCAATCAAGGACATACCTTCGAAGGGAACATAATGGTTAGAAAGAATGGCAAGCGTGAGTGCGCTGAGTGCAACCGCGTAAGGGCTAGAGCCACCTATGCCAAGAAGGTAGGTAACTAAGCTATGGCAAATACATTCGTTAAGATCGCATCTGTTACAGTCGGCTCAGGTGGGGCTGCATCAATGGCTTTCTCATCTATTCCTGGTACTTATACAGATTTATGTGTTTTAACTTCTGCAAGGACTAACCGAGCACTTGGAGTTGATGGCATTTCAGTTAATTTTAATGGCTCATCTGCTAACTTTTCTACTCGTTATTTAGAAGGTGATGGAACAAGCGCAATTTCTACAACTTCAACCACTTTTGCTGGTTCTGCCAGCGGCAATACAGCCACTTCTAACACTTTTGGAAACTCCCTTTTGTACATACCTAATTATACAAGTGCAAACTTTAAGTCTTTTTCTGCTGATGGAGTCGGAGAAAATAACGCAACTTTGGGTTTGTCAGACTTGATAGCAGGATTATGGTCAAATACGGCAGCCATTACCTCAATTACTGTTTTGCCAACTATCGGAACTTCTTTTAATCAATACTCAACAGCAACTCTATACGGAATCAAGAAAGACTAAGGAGAAAACAATGACAACAGCAATCGAAGTAAACTGCACTACAGGTGAGGTCGTTGAGCGTCCTTTGACAGCAGACGAACTAGCACAGCGTGAGGCAGATGCTCAAGCAGCAGCAACTGCTAAGGCAGAAGAAGATGCTAAGGCTGCAGCAGATGCTGTAGCAAAAGATGCACTACTTACTAAGTTAGGCATTACTGCAGACGAAGCAAAACTTCTACTAGCGTAAGGATATCTCAATGCCTTATGGCGATGACATCACCGAGGGTCTGGTCTATACCCTTTCCAACCCTGCAGGA